GTGTTATTACAGCTTATACAAATCGTGTATTAACTTTAGCGAACTTAGGTTTTACTGGAGCTACTAATGCGAATTATATAACTAACAATAATGAACTTACTAATGGAGCAGGATATGTTACAACTTCAGGAGTAACAAGTGTTAGTCAAACTCATGGTGGAAATGCATTTAATGTTGGAGGATCTCCTATAACAGGAGTCGGAACTCTTGGCATCACAATGGCTGGTTCAGCTGCACAATATATAAATGGTGCAGGTAACTTAGCAACATTCCCTTCAATACCACAAGGAGATATTACATCAGTAGTAGCTGGAAGTGGTATGACAGGTGGTGGAACATCAGGAGCTGTTACATTAAATGTAATTGGTGGTGATGGTATTACTGCTAACGCAGATAATATTGTTGTAGATTCTACTGTTATAAGAACATCAGGTACTCAAATAAGAACAGGTAATTTAGAACTTCAATCAAAAGATACTTCTACAAGTTATACTGTTGCTCCATTAGAAATAAGAGCAGGTATATCAGGTGCTGAAGGTACTGCACCAAGAATGTCTTTTCATTGGGATGGTATTGTTGCTTCTCAAATAGCAATTGAACTAAATGGTGTAATAGCTATTAGAAATAATCCAGGCTCAGGATATGAATCACTTGCATGTGCAAACTTTACAGCACACAGTGGTAGTATTATTTTAGGTGGAACAGGTAGAATACAAGGTATTGATACAGTTTCTGCAACAACAGATGCTGCTAATAAAGCTTATGTAGATGCAGCTGTAGCAGGTGTACCAACAGGTGATATTACTTCAGTAATAGCAGGAACAGGATTAGGTGGTGGTGGAACTTCAGGAGCTGTTACTTTAACAAATGCAGATAAAGGTTCATCACAAGAGATAATTAAAGCAATAGCAGTTAATGATGAAAAAGGAATTACAGTTGATAGCAATTCATTTGTTCTTAATTTTAATACTGGAAAAGGAATTAATATTGCACCTGAAGGAAGTAGCTTAAATTTTTCAGCAGACCAACAATCATTAAGTATAAGTGGAACTACACTAAGCTTAACCGATGGTGGATCAGTTACTCTACCTACATCGACTGGCCCAAAAGGAGATAAGGGAGATCAAGGAATCCAAGGAATCCAGGGTATTCAAGGAGTGCAAGGAGATAAAGGTGATACTGGTAGCCAAGGTGGTAAAGGTGATACTGGTAGTCAAGGAGCAAAAGGAGATACTGGAGATACTGGTAGTAAAGGAAATACAGGAGATACTGGAAACGGTATTAAGGAAACAAGAGAAGAAAAAGGAATTATAACTTTTGTATATACAGATGGTTCTGAATTTGTAACTGAAGACTTAACTGGGCCACAAGGTAGTACTGGTAGTCAAGGAGCAAAAGGTGATCAAGGTGATACAGGAGCTAAAGGTGACCAAGGTGACCAAGGAGGCAAAGGAGATACAGGATCACAAGGAGCAAAAGGAGATACAGGAAGTCAGGGTTCTAAGGGTGATACAGGAAGTCAGGGATCTAAAGGAGATACTGGTAGTACTGGAAACGGAATAAAAGAAACTCGTGAAGAAGGAGGAGTTATCGTTTTCACTTACACTGATGGTTCTGAATTTTCTACAGAAGATTTAACAGGCCCTCAGGGTAGCAAAGGAGATACTGGATCACAGGGTGGCAAAGGAGATACTGGATCACAAGGTGGTAAAGGAGATACTGGAGCAAAAGGAGACACTGGAACAGCTGGTGCAAAAGGTGACCAAGGGATTCAAGGGATTCAAGGTATACAAGGAGAAACTGGAGATGCTGGAGCAAAGGGTGATACTGGATCTCAGGGTGGTAAAGGTGACACTGGATCTAAAGGAGACCAGGGAATACAAGGTATACAAGGAGAAACTGGAGACACTGGTGGTAAAGGAGATACAGGTAGCCAAGGTTCTAAAGGAGACACTGGATCTAAAGGAGATACTGGAGATACAGGAAGTCAAGGTTCTAAGGGTGACACTGGAAATGGAATAAAAGATACAAGAGAAGAAGGTGGGGTTATAGTTTTTACCTACACTGATGGTTCTGAGTTTTCTACAGAAGACTTAACTGGGCCAAAAGGAGACACTGGTGGTAAAGGAGACCAGGGTAACCAAGGAGATAAAGGTGACACTGGTAATAACGGAATACAGGGAATCCAAGGAATAAAGGGTGATACTGGTAGCCAAGGTGGACAAGGAGATCAGGGTGTGAAGGGTGATACTGGAACAGCTGGTTCAAATGGTACTAATGGAGCTAAAGGTGATAGAGGTTTACAAGGAATACAGGGTATAAAAGGTGATACTGGTACAAATGGTTCAAACGGAGCTAAAGGTGATACTGGTACAGCTGGTACAAATGGTACTAATGGAGCTCAAGGTATTCAAGGTATTAAAGGAGACACTGGTAGTAACGGATCTAAAGGAGATCAAGGTAATCAGGGTATCCAGGGAAATCAGGGTGTTCAAGGTGATAAAGGAAGCACTGGTAATACTGGAGCAGTAGGCCCTAATTTTCCAGTATTCTTTAATGGAGAATTTACAATAGCCTCAATGACTGTTGATGAAAAGGCAGGAACTTGTACAGTTCAATTAGAAAAAGGTGGAGAATTTAGACTTGCCTTAGCACGATAGAAGAAAAAATAAAATACTATCTTTGTACTTAATATAATTAAATAAAATCAAAATGAAAAAATCAAACGAAACAAAGCAGCTTACAGAAGCAGAATTAACTTCAATCCAGTCAATGACTAACGCTTTTAATCTTTTAAAAATAAAATTAGGAGATTATGAATTAATGAAGCAAGAGACTTTAGAAAAAATTGCTGAGGTAAAAACAGCATATGCTAAAGTAGAACTTGAACTTCAAGAAGTGTATGGTAAAGATGTTGAGATAAACATCGAGACAGGAGAGGTTAAAGAAAAAGAAGTAAAGCTGGAAGAAGTAAAATAAAAAACAGCAATGGCAAGAATTGAAAATACTACGGTCTACCCTACGGTCACACCAGCAATGGATGACCTTTTAATCGCTACAGATGTTAGTGACAATAATAAGACAGTTACGTTTTTAGTAAGTAGTCTTTCAGGTGGAGCAGCAGTACTTCAAGGCTTGCAATCAGTTTTAGATACATCTAATACAGCAACTCAAAATATTACTTTAACAGGTAATATTGAATTAGTAGGAGGATATATTGACTTATGTCAGCTATATGCTTCAGGTGCTACAGGAGCTGCTGGACAAGTATTAACTTCAGGTGGAGCAGCAGGATGTGTTACCTGGACAACTCCAGGAGCAGGTGGTGGAGGATGTTGTACACTTCAACAAACTACTGATGCAGGAGCATCAACCACAAACACTATTACAACTACTGGTGATTTAATAATGAATGGAGTTAATTCTCAATTCAATTTAAATAACGGAAGTGATATAGTTTTATCTTCTACAAGCACATTAACTTTTGTTACTGGATCTACTATAACTGATTCAGCTGGTGCTACAGGATCTACAGGATATGTATTAACATGGAATGGTACTGGTGTTACTTGGGCAGCTCCAGCAGCTTCGGCTTGCTGTACTTTACAAGAAACTCTAACTGCTGGCAATACAGCCACAGCAATAGGTATTGATTTTGTAGGGCCAAGTACAACAAACTTTAATGCAAGTGCTTCAATTATTTCTGCTGGTGGAAACACTTTTAGTGGAACAAATACATTCTCAGGAACATTAGATATTGATGGAACTGTTGAAGATGGAGTTGGAAGTGTAGGTACAGCAGGACAAATATTAAGCTCGACAGGCTCAGGTGTAGCTTGGATAGCTAATAGTGGTGTTCCAAATTTACAGGCAGTTTTAACTGCTGGAGATACAGCTGTAGAAGATATTAATCTAACAGGTATTATTGATCTAACAGGAAGTTTAGTATTAGGTAGTTCAACTACTGTTAGTGCAAACGGATCAGTAGGAACTGTTGGGCAGTATTTAACAGCAACAGCAACAGGAGTTGAATGGACATCAACAGCTGCGTGTTGTAATTTAAACGACACACTAACTGTAGGAGCTACTTCTGCGTTAGATATTACAATGACAGGTTCTGCTAATATAACAGCACCTTCTATGACTCCAGCTATATTGATTGCAAATAATGGAGCAGGAACAGCTGGTCAAATACTTTCAGCAACTGCTTCAGGAATTCAATGGGTAGATAACAATGCTACAGGAATGACTTCATTCTTTATGCAGGGTGATGGTGGTACTCTTCAGACAATAACTGATGGAAACACTTTTCAATTACTGGGTGATACTGGTATAACAACTACAGCTGTAAATTTAGATACTTTAAAAATAGATCTTGATGATACAGCAGTAACACCAGGATCTTATACTTACGCATCTATAACTGTAGACCAACAAGGTAGATTAACAGCAGCTTCTAATGGAGCATCTCCTTCATTACCTACAACTTATGATTTAGCTTCAGTACAAAACGGAACTGGATCTCAGATACAATTAATACCAAGTGCTGGTGTTACAGATATTGTAGATATTATAGCTGGTACAAACATTACAATTGCTGATACTGGTAGCAGTCTTACTATATCAGCTGCATCGGCAGCTGGAATGACAAGCTTTAAAGTTGAAGGTGACTCAGCAAATACTCAAGATATAACTAATGGTAATACTATTAAGTTTGAAGGAGGAACAGGACTTAGCAGTTTAGTAAGTGCTACAGATACTGTTACTTTTAAAATAGATGATACAGGAGTTGCATCAGCATCTTATACTAATGCTAACATAAGTGTAAATGCTCAAGGGCAAATAGTAGCAGCTTCTAATGGATCAGCAGCAGGAGGAGGAACAGCAACTTATACAAGTGCTCAGAATGGTGTTGATGTAGATATGACTTATCTACAATCTAATCCAGCTTTAACTAATGTAGTTAAATTAGTAGCAGGTACAAATATTACATTAACTGACAATGGTAGTAATCAAATAACTATTGATGCTGCTGGTGGTGGTAGTGGAATGACCTCGTTTAAATTAGAGGGTAGTTCAGGAATTACACAAAACATTACTAATGGTAATACAGTAAGAATACTTCAAGGAACTGGTATTCAAACTGTTGCAAGTAATACAGATACTGTTACAGTAACTAATACAGGTGTAACATCTGTTGCTGCTGGTAGTGGTATAAGTCTAAGTGGAAGTACTGGTGCTGTAACTATAACTGCAACTGGTAGTGGATCAAAAAGTCAATCACATTATTTTAGAAGATCGTTCTATAATAGGGATTTACAGAACAAGTTTAACTACCCTTATTATATTTTTGAAGATCCAATTTTTCCACAGTTCCCAGCTCCAGTTCTTGGGCGAGTATCAAATGATATAATTCAGGATCAAATTCAAGATCCTGCTACAGTAGCTCCATCAGTGGGTGGTATACTATTAAACGCATCTTTATATAGTGGCCCAAAAACACATTGTGTTACTGGGTACAGAGATCTTTGTAGTGTAACAGTTAGACTTGTTTCAGATATAAAAGAATTTGAAATAAGACTTTATAAAGCTGAGATGTGTTTACCAGCAGGTACTCAAAAATTATGGACTTTAATTTCTGAATGTAAATTTGTTCCTGGAGCGAATGACACTAATAGAGCATTACTTTGTTGTGATATGGATCTTGCTAAGGCAACAACTAATAGCAAAAGGTTTGATACCGATGATGCGTTAATGCTGGTTTTATATACAACTGGAAATGGCGATGATCTTGGATTTATAAACGGAGAGATTTCGTATGAGATGCTTGATGGAAATGCTATGTAAATTAAATTTAAATTTAAATTAAAATAAAATGAAATGGATATTAGAAAAATATCAGTCGGAGCAGATTACAAGTCTGGAGCAATGCATTACATTAAAGGCCAAGAAGTTTTAGGAGGCAGTCATACTATTCATTTAATTCAAGCTCAAGAAAGATCTTTTAGGATTTGGATTATAAAAGACGAAAAGGTTTATGTGTGGAAAGAGTTTTTATCAACTCTACCTATATCGTTAGAGTATAACATAAACTTTTAATGAGATCTCCGAATTGCTTTATTGTAACTCCTAAAGATAATAGGAGATATGATAATAAGAAAGAGATTGGTGGAATGGAATTTATCACCAGCGTTTCTGAAGAAGATCATACTGTATCAAATCGTTTTGCAACCGTTATAGAGTTGCCTATAAACTATGAAGGCCCTATCTCAAAGGGAGACACTTTATTAGTTCATCACAATGTTTTCAAGTTTTATAATGATGTGAAAGGTCGCAGACAAAGTGGCCGAAGTTTCTTAAAAGAAAATTTATTTTTAGTTGACAACGATCAATTCTTTATGTACCATAATGGTGATAAGTGGATGGCTTGGGGAAAATATTGTTTTATAAAGCCTGTTGATGTAAAAGAATCCTATATATTTAAAGGGTGTAGTGAAGAACCTTTATATGGTATTGTTAAATACATTAATCAAGAGCTCTTAAATTTAGGAGTAAACGAGGGTGATTCAATTTCTTTTCAGCCTGATAGCGAATACGAATTTAATGTTGAGGGAGAGAAACTATATAGAATGTTTACAGACAACATAACAATGCTTGTATGATATATGTAATAGATAATTTTGTAGATCAAGACCTATTTGATATCGGTAAAGAATATTTAGACAAAGGAGAGTGGATTGATCAAAAGGCAGGTGATAAGAGTTTTTATGTTCAAAGCTCTCCAGAGTCGTTTAATGATTATGTTTTAGACAAGCTATCGATAAAAGAGGGTAAACCATTACAAAATATATTAAGCTTCTTTAGAATGTCTAATAACGAATTAGACACAAGTTGGAGAATTCATGCTGATTCTAAAATTAATGGAGAGAAACCTGATAGAGCTATTGTATTATGTATGTCTCCAAGAGAATTAGAAGAACTACATGGAACAGCTTTCTGGGAACATGATGTATATGGTAGTACAATACCAAAAGATTTTACAGACGAACAGTTTGACAAGATGATAACTGAAGACTCTGAGCAAATAGAAAAATGGAGATTAGCTTCTGTGGTAGGTTATGAGCAGAACCGATTAATTTCTTATCCTTCAGATTACTTTCATAGTAAATATCCAAACAAGTCTTGGAAAGAAGGTAGAGCAATTTTCGTAATGTTTTATAAATACATATAATGGATATAAAGGAACTTAAGTTAAGTATAATTGAAGCAGGAGAAAAAGCTGTTAAACAATTAATTAGAGTAGCTAAAGAAGATATTATTAAATACGAAGCAGAAGATCCTTTAGCAGCTGATAGATTAAAAAACGCAGCAGCTACTAAAAAATTATGCATCATGGATGCTTTTGAAATATTAAAAAGAATAGAAGAAGAGAGAGCTCTTCTTAACGGAACTGTAACTGAAAAGAAAAACAATACACCAAGAGGATTTGCTGAATCAAGATCAAAATAAATTATATAAAGTTTTAACAAACTACATTCCTAAATCTGTTTTAGTAAATAAAAACAGGGCAAGAACTTGGCTCTATGGTTATAACGAAAAGTATAATTTAGTTATTATATCTAAAACTGGACAGGTAGGTAATGTTATAGATATCAATGGGTTACAGATAGGATTACCTCCAGCACCTAAGGAAGTATATAGTCGCTCTTCAAAAAAAGAAGAACAATACTGGGAGACAGTTCCTTTAGTTCGAGATCTAAGTAGAATTAAATCTATATTTCAGTGGCACGATACTCCAGATGAGTTTAAGTCTCAATGGGTAGACTTCATAGAAGAAGAATTTAATAGAAGAGAAGAAGGTCATTGGTTTATGAATAATGGAAATCCTGTTTATATAACAGGAACTCATTATATGTATTTACAATGGACTAAGATTGATATAGGTAATCCAGATTTTAGAGAAGCAAATAGAATATTTTATATTTTCTGGGAAGCATGCAAAGCTGACAAGAGAAGTTTTGGAATGTGTTACTTAAAAATTAGACGTTCTGGATTTTCTTTTATGAGTTCATGTGAAGGAGTAAACAAAGCAACTATTACTAAAGATGCTCGTATTGGAATATTATCTAAAACAGGTAGTGATGCCAAAAAAATGTTTACTGATAAAGTTGTTCCTATCTCAAATAACTATCCATTCTTTTTTAAACCCATACAAGATGGTATGGATAAACCAAAAACAGAATTAGCATATAGAGTTCCTGCATCTAAGATTACTAAAAAGAATATGCACACTTTAGCTGATGAAGAGTTAGAGGGATTAGATACAACTATTGACTGGAAAAATACAGGAGACAATAGTTATGATGGTGAGAAATTACAATTACTACTTCATGATGAAAGTGGTAAATGGGAAAAGCCTGATAATATATTAAACAACTGGAGGGTTACAAAAACATGTCTCAGGTTAGGTAGTAGAATTATAGGTAAGTGTATGATGGGATCTACTTCTAATGCCTTAGATAAAGGTGGTAGAAACTTTAAAGCATTATATGAAGATTCTTTTCCAACCAAACGAAATGCAAATGGTCAAACCAAAAGTGGATTGTATTGTTTATTTGTTCCTATGGAATGGAACTTTGAGGGATATATAGATCGCTATGGAATGCCAATACTTACTACTCCTGCAAAACCTGTTATAGGAATTGATGGAGAGGTAATAACTTTAGGGGCTATAGATTACTGGACAAATGAAGTAGAGTCTTTGTCTCAAGATCCAGATGCATTAAATGAATTTTATAGACAGTTTCCAAGAACAGAGTCTCATGCTTTTAGAGATGAGAGTAAACAATCTTTATTTAATCTTACAAAGATTTATCAGCAAATAGATTATAACGATTCTTTAATAATGCCTCATCACATAACAAGAGGTTCTTTTAGCTGGAAGAATGGAATAAAAGATACTGAAGTTATTTGGAGTCCAAACAAAGATGGTAGATTTATTGTAAGCTGGACACCTCCACCACACTTGCAAAACAAACAGTTTGAGGAAAGAGGAATGAAGAAACCAGGGAATGAATCTATTGGTTCATTTGGTTGTGATTCATATGACATATCAGGAGTGGTTGTTGGTAAAGGATCTAATGGATCTTTACATGGTCTTACTAAATTCAATATGTCTGAAGCTCCAAGTAATCATTTTTTCTTAGAGTATATAGCCAGACCTCAGACAGCAGAAATATTTTTTGAGGAAGTATTAATGGCTTGTATATTTTATGGTATGCCTATATTATGTGAGAACAATAAACCTCGTTTATTATATCATTTTAAGAACAGAGGATACAGAGGATATTCATTAAATAGGCCAGACAAAACATACACTAAACTTTCTAAAACAGAAAGAGAATTAGGTGGTATACCAAACAGTTCAGAAGATGTAAAACAATCGCATGCTTCAGCTATAGAATCGTATATTGAAAAATATGTTGGTGTTGATTTTAATGGAGATAATCGTGATCCAGGAGACATGGGAGACATGTATTTTGGAAGGACATTAGAAGACTGGGCAAAATTTGATATTAGTAATAGAACAAAGTTTGATGCAGCGATTAGTTCAGGGTTAGCTATCATGGCTAACCAGAAACACTTATACACACCATCTAAACAAAAATCAAAAATAAGTATTAACTTTGCAAGATATAATAACAAGAATACACTAAGTAAAATAATTACATGAAAGCAGTCACAATAGATATACAATCTGCTGCGTTCCCTGATCAGTTCGTATCCGATAAACAAAAAGCTTCTAAGGAGTTCGGATTACAAGTCGGTCAAGCTATACAATATGAATGGTTTAGAAAGGATGGCATGAATTGTAGATTTTATTCTCAATGGGCCGATTTCAATAGACTAAGATTATATGCGAGGGGAGAGCAGTCAGTAGGAAAGTACAAAAACGAATTAGCAGTAGATGGAGATTTGTCTTATCTAAATTTAGACTGGACTCCTGTTCCTATTATCCCAAAATTTGTGGACATAGTAGTCAACGGAATGTCAGATAGATTGTTTAAAGTTAATTGTGTATCTCAAGATGCAATGTCTGCTGAGAAGCGAAATGATTTCCAGAAGATGGTGGAGGTTAATGTAGCTGCTCAAGATTTATTTCACCAGGTAGAAAAAGATTTTAACATGGAGGTGTTTCAGGTTGATCCTAAAACTTTACCTCAGAGTGATGCAGAGATGGAATTATATATGCAGCTTAACTATAAGCCAGCTATAGAAATTGCAAACGAAATTGCTATCAATACTATGTTCGAGGAAAGTCATTATGTAGATACTCGTAAAAGAGTTGATATGGACTTAACTACACTGGGTATTGGTATAAGTAAACATTCATTTTTACCAGGAGCAGGGGTTCAAGTAGATTACGTTGATCCTGCGAATGTAGTTTATAGTTATACAGAAGATCCATACTTTAAGGATTGCTTTTATTGGGGCGAGATTAAAACAGTTCCAATTTCAGAAGTAATAAAAATAGATCCAGAATTGACAGAAGAAGATATGGAAGAGATATCCAAGTATAGTCAATCTTGGTATGACCATTACAATGTAGCATATGAGAACAGCATGTTCCATAGAGATACTTGTACTCTTTTATATTTTAATTACAAGTCTACTAATAGTTTTGTATACAAGAAAAAGAAAACTGCTGAAGGTACTTTTAAGACAGTAGAAAAAGACGATGAGTTTAATCCACCACAAGAGATGATGGAGGAACAAGGCTTTGAAAGAATAGAAAAACGAATTGATGTTTGGTATGAGGGTGTAATGGTAATGGGTAGTAATTTACTTATTCAATGGCAGATGATGGAGAATATGGTTAGACCTAATTCAGCAAGTCAAAATGCTATGCCTAATTATGTAGCCTGTGCTCCAAGAATGTATAAAGGTTCATTAGATTCTTTAGTTAAAAGAATGATTCCTTTTGCTGATTTAATTCAGATAACACATTTAAAAATACAACAAGTAGTTTCTAAGGTAGTTCCAGATGGAGTCTTTATAGATGCCGATGGATTAAGTGAAGTAGATTTAGGAACAGGAAATGCTTATGATCCATCAGATGCTTTACGACTTTACTTCCAGACAGGTAGTGTAGTTGGTAGAAGCTATACTCAAGATGGAGATTTTAATAATGCTAAAGTTCCTATTACACAATTAAATTCTAATAGTGGTCAAGGTAAAATGCAAATGCTTATTGGTAACTATAATCATTATTTAAATATGATTAGACAAGTTACTGGACTTAACGAAGCAAGAGATGCATCAATGCCAGATCCTAATTCATTAGTTGGTGTACAGAAACTTGCAGCATTAAATTCTAATGTAGCAACCAGACATATTTTAAACTCAAGTCTTTATATAACTAAGACTTTAGCAGAATGTTTATCTATAAGAACAGCTGATGTATTAGAGTACGCAGACTTTAAAGATGAGTTTGCTATGCAGATTGGTAAATATAACTTAGGTATAATAGAGGATATAAGAAATTTATACATATATGATTTTGGAATCTTTATTGAAATGTCACCTGATGAAGAAGAGAAAGCTCAGCTTGAGCAGAACATTCAGATGGCTTTACAAAAAGGTGGTATTGACCTGGAGGATGCTATTGACATCAGAACTATTAACAATCTTAAGATGGCTAATCAACTCTTAAAAGTTAAGAGAAAACAAAAAGCTACAGAAGAACAACAACAAAAAATGCAAGCTCAAGCTATGCAAGGAGAACAACAACAACAACTCCAGGCAGCAGCAGCACAAGCTAAGATGCAACAAACTCAAGCTGAAATACAAGCTAAGATTCAAGTCAAACAAGCAGAAATTGCTTTTGAAATTGAGAAGCAAACTAATGAAGCTGAATTAAAACGTAGGCTTATGGATGTTGAGTTTAATTATCAAATGCAGTTAAAAGGAATGGCAGAATCTCAAATTGATCAAAGAGAGAATCAAAGAGAGGAAGCTAAATCAAGTCGTATAAGTCAAGCAAATACACAACAATCTAAAATGATAACACAAAGGAAAACAGGTGGACAGCCTATAAACTTTGAGTCTAATGAAGATAGTTTGGATGGGTTTGATCTATCTGAGTTTAATCCAAGATAGTGGCTTAAGAATTAAATTAAATTAGTATTAACTTTGTAAAAATTAAATCAAATGGAAAATCAAAAAATCGTTGTAAAAGAAGTCACAGGACTTGAAGAGAAATCATCTCAAGAAATTGAGCAAGCTTTACTTGCAAAACATGAAGAGAAATTCTCAGTAAAAGATGAATCAACTACGTCAGATGAACCTGTAGTAGTTAACGAAATAAAGGAAGAAGCTAAAGCTGAAACCCAAGAAGCTCCCTCATCTGAGTTAAAAGATGAAGACGTTCTTTCTTATATAAAGAGTAGATATGATAAAGATATCAATTCGGTAGATGAGTTATTTGAAACGAAAGAATCAAATGAAACTTTACCAGAAGATGTTGCAGCATATTTTAAGTACAAAAAAGAAACTGGTCGTGGAATTGAAGACTTTGTAAAATTACAAAAAGACTTTGAGGATATGGACAGCGACCAAGTGTTGACTGCTTTCTATTCATCTACCGAAGAAGGGTTAGATGCTATAGACATTCAAGATATTATTGAGGATAAGTTTTCTTATGATGAAGATTTAGATGATCCAAAGGATATTAAGAAAATTCAGTTAGCAAAAAAACGAGAACTTGTAAAAGCTAAAAAGTTTTTGAATGAACAAAAAGATAAATATAAAACTCCTCTTGAGTCAAGTGGGGGTGGATTATCTGATGAGGACAAACAAAAATATGATAGCTATAAAAGTTATATAGAGGAATCAAAAACCACTCAAGAAGCACAGCAAAGAAGGTATGATTATTTTCTCAATAAAACCGATGAGGTTTTTAACGATGAATTCAAAGGTTTTGAGTTCAATGTCGGAGAGAGTACATTTACTTTTAAGCCTGGTGATAGAACTGAGCTAAAAAACAGACAATCAGATGTAAATAATTTCGTGAACAAGTTCATGGATGAAAAAACAGGAATGATTAATGATGCGAAGGGATACCACAAAGCTATGTCGGTTGCAATGAACATAGACAAGTTTGCTGAATTTTTCTACAATCAAGGGGTGACTGCGACTGTAGATAATGTAAGTAAAAAATCTAAAAACATTAATATGAATGTGCGACAAGCACCTGGTATTAGAGCTAAGGATGGTCTACAAATTAAAGCAGTTGGCGATACGAGTAGTGGAAGAGGACTCAAAATTAGAAGTATAAAAAATAATTAATAATTAAAAATTTAAAAAAATGGCAGTACAAGGCTTACCAGGATTTGATCTACAACCCTCTTCGGAGAGAGTAGCACTTCCTTCAAATTACATTACCAACTTCGATTTCTTAAATCAATATCTTCCAGATACATACGAGAAAGAATTTGAGCGTTATGGTAATAGAACAGTAGCATCATTCTTAAGAATGGTTGGTGCTGAGATGCCTACTAATTCAGATATGATCAAATGGGCTGAACAAGGTAGATTGCATACAAAATATGTAGATGTAACTTTAGCAGTAACAGGTGGTACTGTAGGTGTATTAACAGTTAATGATGTATTAAATCCAATAGGATCTAACATCGCTGTTAGAATTGGACAGACTATCTTTCTTTCTGACAATACTCCAGGATCAGTTATCAGTAACAAAGCTGTTGTAACAGGTGTTACACAGAATACTATTACTGTAGCATTCTATGAGATCGCAGCAGTAGTTCCAGCAACTCCTTCAAAATTAACTGTAATGATTTACGGTTCTGAATTTGCGAAAGGAACATCTGGAATGGTTGATTCATTAGAAGCAAACGATGTTTTCTTTGATAACAAACCAATCATCATCAAGGATACTTACGAAGTAAGTGGTTCTGACATGGCACAAATTGGATGGGTTGAAATTCAAACTGAGAATGGTGGATCAGGGTACTTATGGTACATGAAGTCTGAGCACGAAACTCGTTTACGTTTTGAAGATTATCTTGAAACAGCTATGATTGAAGCAGTACCAGCAGCTCCAGGTTCAGGTGCAGAAGCAGCTTTATCTACATCAGCAGCAGGTGCAGGAATAATCAATGCAGGTTCTGAAGGTGTATTCTATGTGGTAAACAATAGAGGAAATGTTTGGGGTGGTGGAAATCCAGTTACTCTTGCAGGTTTCGATACTGTTATCCAAAGACTTGATAAGCAAGGTGCTATTGAAGAAAATGTAATTTTCGTTGATAGACAATTCTCTTTTGATATAGATGATATGTTAGCAGCACAAAACTCTTACGGAGCAGGTGGTACTTCATATGGTTTATTTGATAACGATGAGGATATGGCTTTAAACTTAGGTTTCACAGGATTCCGTAGAGGTTATGATTTCTACAAGTCTGATTGGAAATACCTAAACGATGCTTCAATGAGAGGTGATATCGTTGGTGGAAAAGTTGGTGGGCTTTTAGTTCCTGCTGGTTCTACATCTGTTTATGATCAAGTAATGGGCAAGAATGCTAAGAGACCATTCTTACATGTTCGTTACAGAGCATCAGAAACTGAAGACAGACGTTACAAAACTTGGATTACTGGTTCTGCTGGTGGTGCAAGAACATCTTCTTTAGATGCAATGCAAGTGAATTTCTTAAGTGAAAGAGCTGTATGTACTTTAGGTGCAAACAACTTCTTTATCTTCAAGGACTAATTAGTTAATTGAAGGGGAGGCTTAAACTCCTCCCCTTTTTTTTTTAAATCAAATTAAATTATAATAAAATGAAAAAAAGTAAAACAATCGTAGCTAAAAACTACAAGTTAATGTCAAACGCTACACCTTTAGCGTACATGTTATCCTCTCACCATTCTAAGAGATCTAATCTTTTATACTTCGATGAAGAGTCAGGAACTAACCGAGCACTATGTTATGCTCGAAATCAAAAATCTCCTTTTCAAGATGCTCATGATGGCAATGCCATTTTAGAGCCTATTGTTTTTGAAGATGGATTTTTACATGTAATAAAACAAAATCAAGTTCTTCAAGAATTTCTATCTTACCATCCTGGTAACGGATCTATTTTTGAGGAAGTTAACACAGCAAGAGATGCTCAAGAAGAATTGGATGTTGAAACCATTATCTTAGAAGCTCAAATACAAGCTCGTGATTTATCTATAGAAAAACTTGCAACTGTAGGAAGAGTTCTTATGGGTGCTGCTGTAGATACTATGAGTACAGCTGAATTAAAAAGAGATGTATTAGTATTCTCAAGAAACAATCCTATGGAGTTTATGGAAATTTTAGAAGATCCTACATTACAAATTCAAGATGATGTAGTTCGATTATTTCAAGGAGGATTTTTAACTTTAAGGAATCAATCAAAAGACGTTTACTTCAACACTAAAACTAACAAGAAAAAAATGATATCAGTTCCTTTTGGTGAAGAGCCAGAATACATGGTAGCAAGTTATTTTAAAACTGATGAAGGAGTAGAGGTTTACAAGCTTTTAAAGAAACTTATTTAATTAAGACTTTATGAAATTAAGAGCACCCTAATAAGGGTGTTTTTTTTTATCTATCTTTGTGTATTATTAATCCATTAAAACCTTTTTATAAAATGGCAAAATTTCTAAAAATTACGAATGCTCCTATCACTGGTCAATTGATCAGTCTTGATGGAGTTAAAGCAGTAGGTACAGCCTCTGCTACAGCAGCAGTAGTAACAATCGACTATGTTGATGGAACTACTACAACAATCACAACAGCAGCTCAGGTTGGGCATGATGTTTACAATGCAATTGTAAACTCACAGGAAACAGCTTTAGCTACTTCTTGGCAGAATCCTTATTATGAGTTGAATCTACCAAGAGCAGTGACAAGTATTTTGAATGCATAATAGCTGTATTTTTTGATTTAAAGAGAGGCCTACAAAAAAAGTAGGCCTCTTTTTTTTTTATTATCTTTGTAGAAATGTTTATATAATATGGCAGCATCAATAAATGAAGTAAGAAATACTGTATTGGCGATAGCGAATAAAAATAACTATGGATATATATCTCCACAAGATTTTAACCTATACGCTAAGCAAGCTCAAATGGACATGTTTGAGGATTATTTCTATCAATATAATAATTGGATTAATAAAGAAAACTCCAGAACTTCTGGTACTGGATATGCCGATATAGTAAAAGGTTTAGTAGAGGTTCTTGATAGTTTTTCTACTCAGGTTTTTTTAGCTCAAGCCAATGCTAATCAGTTTAATTTACCTTTAGATTATTATCTAATTAATAAATTGTTTTTCTATTCAGTTCCTTTATTTACAGGAACTTGTGCTGGGCCAGTTGCAAATCAATTAATAGATCCAACAGCTGTAGGATGGACAACCATACCTGCTTCAGCACCAACACCTAACATAGGTACTATCGTAGTAAACACTACTACATTTCAACAAGCATATGTAACTGGAGTTGTTAATACAACCACAGTAACACTGAGTGCTGATATATTTTTAGCAGTAGGTAATACTTATATTATATATTCTAATACAAAAATTAAAGAAGTAGAAAGAGTCAGTCAAAATAAAATATTTCAATTAACAAGTTCTATGTTGACTGCACCTTCAAGAACTTATCCTGCTTATGTATTAGGTGGTAATACAGTAACAGTATATCCCTCTACAATAATGAATGCAGGTGATGTTCAAGCACAATATGTAAGATACCCTCTTGATCCAAGATGGACATGGCAAGCTTTAGTGGGAGGAGAACCTTTGTTTGATGAGACAGCTATTGACTTTCAAGAGTTTGAATTGCCTGACTCAGATGAGCCTACATTAATTGCAAAGATCTGTCAATACATAGGTATTGAAATTAGGGAAGAAATGGTCTACTCATTTGGATCAAGTCAAGAACAAATAGAAACTCAAGAAAGTAGTTAATTATGGCATATATTACAGATTATCAATATTACGAAAACAGTCAACAAGTACCTACTGATGCTAACTGGGGATCATATCAATATGTTTCTTTAGAAGACATAGTAAATAACTTTATGTTGATCTATCAGGGAAACCATGAGATAGTAAATAATCTAAATCGTTATCAAGTTTTGTTTCATGCTAAGCGTGGAATACAAGAGTTGAATTACGATGCGATGAAAGAAATTAAAATTTTAGAATTAAAGGTTTGTGATCAGTTAAGATTTGTGCTTCCTCAAGATTATGTAAACTGGGTAAGAATTTCTTTAATGGAAAATGGCATGCTATTTCCTATGACTGAAAACATTCAAACAAACTGGAGTGGTGCATACTTACAGGATCATGATTGTCGAATATTATTTGATATTGATGGGAATGTATTAAAGCCTCACAATTCTTTCTTTGACATAAAAAGATTAGCTGGTACTCAACAAAATATGTACTTAGGTAGTGGCCCTTATAATGGACAGATGGGATGGAATGTAGATGGCAATTGGTGTTTTGATTATAATGTTGGAGATAGATTTGGATTAAATACTGAGACAGCAAATGCTAACCCTACTTTTAGTATAGATAAAAAAGGGGGAGTTATTAATTTTAATTCTGGAATGAACAATAAGTTTGTGGTTTTAGAATATGTTTCTGATGGATTGGAAAGTGGAGATGACTCAAGCGTAAGTGTAAATAAACTATTTGAAGAATTCATATATGCGTATATTCGATATTCTATTTTAAATGGCAGGTTTGGAGTGCAAGAGTATGTTGTAAACAGAGCAAGAAAAGACAAAGCTTCTTTGCTTAGAAATGCAAAATTAAGATTAAGTAACATACACCCTGGTAGACTTTTACAGAACCTAAGAGGCCAGGACAAATGGATAAAGTAATATGGCAGATATTAGAACAAATTTTATAGCAGGAAGAATGAACAAAAGTGTTGATGAACGATTAGTTCCTCAAGGCGAATATGTTAATGCTTTAAATGTTAGGTTAGGATCTACAGAAGCTACCGAAATAGGTGCAGTTGAAAATTCTAAAGGAAATACTCAACTTACTTTTTTAGAATACAATGGTAATCCTTTGTCTAATCCACCAAGTAATCAAGACAGGACTACATTTTGTCTTGGTACATTTGAAGATGGAATAAACGAAACTATATATTGGTTTATACATGACTCAAATAATATTTCTTCACCAACTGGTAAGGTAGATTTAATTGTTTCATTTGATACCAATACTAACACTACAACATATCATGTTGTTAGTACTTCTGTTTTAAACTTTGATCCTGAATTTTTAGTTACAGGAGTAAACAAAATTGAGAACTTATTATTTTTTACAGACGATAAAAATCCACCAAGAACTATTAACGTAAAAAGAAATTACGATGATCCAGTTGCAGGTGTTGATGGTATTGAAGAAGAAGATATAAATGTTGTAGTAAAGCCTCCTGGTTTTGAAGACTCGGTAGGTGGTAACATTCCTCTTCCTGTTCCAGGTGTAATTCCTGCAAGTTTCCCAGGTGATGAAAATTATATGGAGACACGATTTTTAGCTTTTGCTTATAGATATAGGTATACAGATGGAGGATACAGTGCTACTTCATTATTCTCTAAGCCATCTTTTCAACCCAGAGCATTTAGGTTTGATTTAGATAACTTTAATAATGCAGGAATGATTAACCGTTTTAACGGTGCTAACATTACTTTTTCCACTGGCTCTAAAAGAGTTACACAAGTGGATTTACTTTATAAAGAAAGTACATCTAATGTTATCTATGTAATAGAACGATATAACAAAAAAGATTTAGGTTGGGCAAACGATGTAATTCAAAATTTAACTTTTACTAATAGTAAAATATTTACAACTTTAGGATCAGATGAATTACTAAGACAATATGACAATGTTCCAAGGATAGCAAAAGCTCAAACGATTCAAGGTAATAGATTGATTTACGGAAATTATGTAGATGGTTATGATATTACAAATAATAACAATCAAAAAATTCCTATTGTATATACTACAGAACATGTAGTAGAAGAGATTGGTGGTGTAGGATTTGCACCTCCAGTATCTTCTCAGGGTATTGCATATAGTGTTGGATCTGGTACAGGTAATGTATCAGTGCCAAATTCTAAATTAACCTTTGACCTGAGTGTTTTAGACTTTCCTGTTTTAGCAGGACTAACACTTAATTTTGATGTTAATGTAGATTCTGCAACAGGAGTAAGTGGAGGTAATCCAAAAGTAACTGGGCCTTTAGGTGATTCAACATTTAATAACACTGGGCCTTTTAGTTTAACATGGAGCTTTACTGCAACTCAAACATATAACAGTATGTCTGATTTGGTTTCCTCTACTCAGTTTCAACAACCAATAGGGGTTACAGCTCAAGCTAACTATCAACCTTTAATACCTGTTAATTTATCAAATCAAGGAGGAACATTAACTGACAGATTTAACTCTGCTGTTATTGCTCCACCATCTACACCTTTACAGATAATAAACAGTTCTATTTCATCTGGATGTGCTACTCCAAACCCACCAGCTACTGCTATTTGTACTCAGCAAGGTTTTGGTTATGGAACTACATCAACAGGATTCTTTATTCAATTGCCTGCAATACAAATGTATGCTGAAACAGATACTGGTGGTGTTATTACTGAACAAACAAGTCAAGTAGAATATTTTAAGTTTAACGATTTTTCAAGTACAGGTGGTTATCTTTTAACTGCTGATACTTATAGTTTACATAGTAACAGGGATTACGAAACAGGTATTGTATACATGGATAATTATGGTAGAGCTTCTACTGTATTAGTTTCTAATGACAATACTATATTTGTTCCTTCGGCTAATTCTCCTGACAAAAACACATGTAAAGTAACACTATCAAACTTACCTCCTTATTGGGCAGACAAATATAAATTTGTTATGAAGCCAAGTGAAGGTACATATCAAACTATTTATTCAGCTTTATATTATGAAGATCCTAAAGATCCTTCAGTATTCTGGTTTAAATTAGAAGGAGATAATACAAGTATTGCACAGACAGGAATGAATCTAATTGTTAAGGTAGATACATTAGGGCCTGTAAACACTGAAGTAACTTGTAAGATATTAGAAATAAAAGCTTGGGGTGTTGATGAATTTTTCCCAGGATCAGGAAGTACTACTCCAAGTGTAGCAGGTTTATATATGTGTATAAAGCCAGGTGGTTTTAATACAGCTATAGCTGATGATGCAACTATTGCTTATGGAAATAAATCATCTTCTTCTAACAGCACAAATTGTAATCTTTCAAATAGTTATGATTTAAACTTCCCTGCAACAAGTGGATCTTCTGGCCCTTATGATTTGCCAGCAGGATCAAGTGTAAGAGTTAGCATTGATAACTGGAGAGGTCAAAAAGGAAGTAACTGTGGAAGTAGAAAATATAGATTTGACGAAACATTTACTGTAAGTCAAGATTATCCTAACTTCTATTTATGGTGGTATGGAGATAATGTAGATATGACTACTGGTTCAGTTGATGGTATGAGTTGTACTCAACATTTAAATAATGGGAATGGGCCATATACAAGTAATGGTTCTGTTCCTTCAAGTTGTTTTGTTACAAAATTATTTTGTTTTACAAGTGGTACAGATTTATTTTTTAGAAATAGATGTGGAATACCAAGATGTTCAAGTTTCTGGGGAGATAAAAGACCTGGTCATGTTGGAACAAGAATTGAAGTTACCAGAGGTGGTGGTTTAATTGTATGGGAAACAGAACCAAATGAAGTAGATCCTAATTTATTTTATGATGCTTCAGATATGTACGACATATATGTTGATCCAGCAGATTCAAAACGATATCATAAATCTGGGTTATCTGCTTCTGACGTAAGTCAAACTGCGAGTACTAATTTAGAGGTGACTTTAGCTTTTGCTAATTGTTTTACATTTGGTAATGGAGTTGAAAGTTTTAGAATTACAGATTCTCCAGCAACTAAAAGTTTTCTTTTAGGAGAAAGAGTTTTAGCAGTATCTAATCAAGACTTTAAAGAGGCTAATAGATTTGCTGGTTTGACATACAGTGGAGTATTTAGTGGCAATGCAAACTCTAATAATTTAAATGAATTTAATTTAGGGTTAGTAAACTACAAAGATTGCGAAACTTCTTTTGGGCCAATACAACTTTTGTATTCTCGTGAAACAGATATACTATGTCTACAAGAAGATAGAGTATCTTATGTATTAGCCAGTAAAAATGTTATTACTGATTCAACAGGAGGTGGTGCTATAGCATCTGTTCCTCAAGTCTTAGGAACTCAAATAGCTCGTATAGAAGAATATGGTATTAGTTTTAATCCTGAAAGCTTTGCAGCTTGGGGAGCTGATATGTTTTTTACGGATGCTAAGAGATCGGCAGTTATTAATCTAAGAGGAACATCAAAAGGAAATGATCAGATGCAAATTATTTCTGAGTCTGGAATGCGTTCATGGTTTAGAGACCAATTTGCAGAACAACTTCATACTCAAAAATTAGGAGGCTTTGATCCTTACATGAATGAATATGTATTAAATACTAATGGTAGAGCTATACCATTTCCTAAACCTGATAGTCCATGTGGAACTACGCTTACTCAAACACAAGCTACTAATCCATTAAGCTATCAAGTAAATGTAGGAGAGTCTGTTGGTACAATAGATGTTCCATACACTATTACTTCAGGTAGTATTACTGTTGAAGTGGTTTGGAATGGAATAGTCAATACGACTGGTGTTGTAAGTTCTTCTGGTACATTATCTTTTAACAAGACAGCTGGTACACCAAATGTTGTAGATGTATTAGTTACACCATTAGCAACTGCTTCTTATGGAGTTACAGTAAATTGTCCTCCAACAAATGACTTAACAGTTGTAAGGGTTGTGTTATCTTCAAGTACCAGCAATGGTTTGTTTATTCATTTTGAATATAACTGGAGTGATGGATCAAATGCATCACCATCGGTGAATAATTTAGCTTCATTAGATCTTACTAATCCTACTGAATATTTAAGTCAAACAGGACAAGCTTCAGTTGGTGTATTCCCTTACTCAGGATCGTCAATAAAGATGGCCTCTGTAAAACAAGGATTTGATGACTTTAACTTTGATCCACTAACAAACAAGTTTAGGTGGTTATCGTCTAATACACTTTATCCAAATACAGCAGCAGGAATGTCAGCGTTATTAGCTGCAAATCCAGCAGAGATTACTCCAATTACAAATCCACAAACTGATATGTATCAGGCAGTAGTAGCGACTAATGCTATTTCAATGCCTGTAAATAATAGTTACTTATATCTGGTGTGGGATTTAAGAGAAGTAAATAATGCAAGTCTTTGTTATTCTACTACAAGTCCTTTAGATGCTTGTTGTAATTGTATACCAGCATGTACATCAGGATTCTTTGGGCCAGTACAAAATACTCAAGCTTTAGCATGTACAACTAATACCACGACTCCTGGAAGTAATAATTGGAGCTGGAATGGTACAGGCAGTACTCCTCAAATTGGAGAGGTTGTCTATACTGATTTATCGTGTGGTGTTTTAGGTGCTCCAACAGCACCAAGTGGTTACTATATAACAAATATAATAGCAACTACTGGAGCTAATGATTGGGTTCAATTAAATAATTATGGGCAGGTTATAGGATCTGGATCATGTTAAAAATTAAATAGATATGGCTACATTAGGAAATTATTTTTACGATGGAAACAGTTTTGCACTTGCATCTGTTCTTTGTTTAGATTCTCAATTACAAACTACAGCCCCAGATGGATGGTATTCTCAGGGTGGTATATATAGACAAATGGCAGCAGGTCTTTTAGGAACTGTTCAGAATTGTGTTTCATGTATATATGGTTGTAATTCTCAAGCAGTTTCAAATTCAGGATCAAGTGCTTTGTATGGTCAATTCAAATTAGTGGTTGATGTAGGCACAGGATCTGGTGCAGTGTTAGCTGAGTTTTTTGTTTCTAACAATAGTGCTGTAAGATGTACATGGACTTATTCTGGTTTATCAGCATCTGAATATTCTTCTCCTGTTCAAGGTTATTGTGAGGGTTTAATTGGTGATGAAAACATTACAGGAATTACAAATTCTACTGGTAGTGGAGGAAGCTCTTATGTAGGAACTAATTATAATTATCAAAATGGTCAATGGGTAGGTGGTGGCTCACCAACTTGGGGGCCTTATAGCAATCAATCCTCTGGAGGTGTAACTTTATTTCCTGGTGGAAATTTTGGTACATCTATAATGGTTATACCAAAACCTAATTCATCACCTAATACTATTGAGTTTGTAATGGATATGCCTTCAGGCAGTGGTACTAATGATTGGGATTTTACTTTAAAAGTAAATTGTCCTAACGGACTAATACCTTTAAACGTAGATTCTAATAGTGGTATAGATTGCCAAGATGCTTGTCAGAATACATTAAACCCTCAGGTTATTTATAGAGCTATAGTATCAGGAACTGTTCCAATGCCAGCAGTAAATGACTGGGTATTTTCAGATGCTAATGGAGTAATAGAATGGGCAGATGGTTTTTGGAGGGTAGTTGTAAATGGTGCTAACTATTGTATGACTACACAAAATTCAGTAATAACTAACTTTACACCTTGTTAAATGGCAGCACAATCAAACGACTCATATACATTATCATATAGCGAATCCTCTAAGGGATGGCCTTCTTTTTATTCTTATCTACCTGACATGATGGTAGGTATGAATAGTTATTTTTATAGCTTTAGAAATGGAGATTTATATAGACACAATACTAATACCACAAGAAACAATTATTATAATGAACAATTTCTATCTGAGATAACTTCTGTCTTTAATGTAGAACCACAGACTATTAAACTTTTTAAGACAATGTCTTACGAGAGTGACACAGCTTGGACTTGTACATCTTTGTTTACAGAGCTAAGTTCAGGATCAATGCTTGATACATATTTTGTTCAGAAAGAAAGAGAATGGTTTACATACTTAAGAGCAAATGAAAACACTATAAATTTTAGCATGAGATCTGCAAATGGTATAGGAACTTGTAGTACAATTACAGGTGTACCAGGAGCTCTCATAGTTCAGTTCCCTATATCACCAGGTAGTATTTTAAGTGTAGGAGATTATGTTTATGCAACTACTGCTGCTATTTATTTTGGACAGGTTACTAATGTAGATAGAGTTAACAACACAATTACAGTTGACGAATCAGTCAATAGCCCACAAGGAATAGCAGGTGTTGTGCCAGCTAATAATGTGTTTATTGTATTTATAAAAAATGCAGTAGCAGCATCGTCTGGTGCTCGTGGATACTTCATGCAGTTTACGCTAACAAATTCAGATACTATTCCAGTTGAGTTATTTTCTATAGGTAGTAGTGTGATGAAAAGTTTTCCTTAGAATTTATTATCTTTGCAGTAATGGAATTAAATATAATAAAGCTTAAGGATTCTGATTACGATAATATTCTGTGCAAATGGTGGAAAGACTGGGGATGGTCAGCACCCTCTAAAGACTTTTTACCAGAAGATGGATCAGGTGGGTTTATTGTTTACGATAACGAGACTCCAATATGTGCAGGATTTATGTATATTACAAATTCAAAAGCAGTATGGTGTGACTGGATTATATCCAATCTATACTACAAAGATCGACAAAAAAGAAAACAAGCTTTGCAGTTACTAATCGAAACGATTAGTAATAAAGCTGTAGAGTTAGACAAGAAATATGTTTATGCTTTAATTAAAAACAAACCTTTAATTAACGTATATAAAAAAGTAGGCTTTGTTGAAGGGAGTACCTACACCCATGAAATGATTAAAACGATATAATATGGCAGCAGTAACAGCAGCAGTAGTTGGAATAGGATCAGCAGTAGTAAGTACTGGGATGAGTTTTTCAGCAGCTGCAAAAGCAAAGAGAGCAGGAGAAGCAGCTCGAAAGGAAGCTAAGCAAGCAATGGTTGATGCAAAAGCAAAAGCATCAAAAGATTTTTACGAAGGACTTAATGTTCCTTTAGATGCATATGAAGCAGAGTTTGAAAACAACTTGGCTGTAGCTCAACAAAACACAGAAGCTTTACAAGAAGGAGATGCAAGGTCTTTAGCAGCAGGTGTTGGTAGAGTAGGTGCAGCAGCAGGAGCTAACGCTGAGCAAACTCGTATTGCAATGGGTGAACAGATTTCTGATTTACAAGCAACTAAAGCTCAGTCTAAAGATGCAGTTAATCAGCAGCTATTAGAAATGGATGTAGCTAATGCCAAAGAACAAAAACAAATTGCAGCTGAAGCAGATCTTAATAGATCTAAAAACATTCAAGCTGGTATTGCTGGGATAGGTAGTTCTGTTAATGCAATTGCAGGAGCTGTACCATTATTTACTGGTGCAGGTAAAGCAGCAAAAGCAGCAGCAGGAGCAGCAGGATCTATATCAGGTAACATGCTTTCTGGTTTAAAATCAAACCAACCTGGAGGATTAAGCCTTAATAGTTTTAATCCAGGTGGAGGTCTTGGAGGTGGAAACACTGGAGGCTTTGGAGGTGGCTTACTGAGTCAACAACAAAACTCTATGTTTAGTAATAAGTTTTCAGGTGGTTTCAATACCTTTACACCAGGCTTTAACTCAGGAATTTATTCTGATAGAAGGTTAAAAGAAAATATTGAATTGATAGGTAAATCACCAAGTGGTTTAAACATATACAGTTTTAAATATAAAGGAAAAAAAGGAGTATATCAAGGAGTTATGTCTGACGAAATTAGTCCAAAGGCTGTTGTTAAAACAGGAGAATATGATATGGTTAATTATAATATGATTGACGTAGAATTTAAAGAAATATAATATGGCTATTGTAGATGTAACTAAAGCAAAAAGGGATATAAACTTTGACACTTTTGTAGAACAGAAAGAAGGAACAAGATTAGACTGGCAGCAAGAAGCTAAGAAAATTAGCGATGCATTTACAGGTGTAGCAGACGATAGAGCAAAGAGAAAGAAAGACATTGATGATGATACTAAAAAGAACATCGATGCCTTAAATGATATTGATCAACTGGATAATAAAACATTAATGGATATGACCATTGATGGAACTAATTCAGCAGCCAATGTTATTTATGATGCAGAACAGAAAATGAAACGAGGAGAAATGAGACCTCAGGATTTTCAGAAGTTAAAGAACAATGTAAGTTCAGGGTTTACTCAGTTTCAAAAGAATGCTAAATCATGGGATACAGACTTTCAAAGATTTACAGAAAGACTTGAGGGTGGAGAGTCAAGTTCATTAGAACAATACTTAGGGGAAAGAATGGAAGCATTTGGTAACCTTAAAAATATGCAGTTAGTTACAAACCCTGACACAGGGAATTTAGCATTTGGTAGAGTTGATGAGAACGGAGTTCTTATGACAGGGCCAGATGATTTAATTAGTATTAATAGAATGACTGCTATTAGTAAGCAAGAAATTAATAAAGTAGATGTAGGTAAAGTTACTAATGATACTGCAACAGAATTAGGTGATTACATAAAAGCTGGTAATGCAGGATCAATGGGCAAAGATGGAAGCTCAAGAGCTGTAGTTACTATTGAAGACTTTATGAATACACCACAAGCTGAGAAATATTTATCAGATAAAGCTAAATCTATTACAGCAAGTCCTTATGAAACAGGAAGTGTATTGGCTGATAATGGTGTGCAGAATTCAGCTGGAGAAAGTTTTGAAGGTGGTACTCAAGAAGAGTTTGATAAATGGGCAACTGACAATCCAGACTCTGATGCAGCAAATCCTATTATAGTAATGGGATACAAAAAGAATGGTGTTCAAGTAGAGCCAGCTATTACAGATGAGCAGCAAGCAGCAGCAGAAGGATTTATTACAAGATCATTACGAGCTAAGTTAGGTCGTGAAGAGAAGATGGTTGAAAGTTCTTACAAGCCTAATCCAAAAACTAACTACCAA